TACTGGTAGTGGAAAAGTTGATAGAGGCAGAATGATGAATGCCGGAGCAGTAAATATATTTCAAGGTACTGATGCAGAATTGGCTGGTGCAAAGTTGGGCAATCTGACTGAGACTGGAGAGCATGCAGACACACACAGATCAAGACCAATCAAAAAGCATGTAGAAATACAAAAACCTTGATTATATACAACATAAATCAATATTTTTAAAGATAAATTAACTATCTATTTTGATTAAAAATGCCAAAACCAAATAAAAGTGAATCAAAGGATGAATACATAGCCAGATTCATGAGTTCTGAAGAATCTAAAAAGAGTTATCCTGACGAAAAACAAAGATTAGCAGTTGCACACTCTTACTGGAAAAAGCATCACAAGGAATCACTAGAATTCAATTTTGATGTGCCAATTCATTTCACAGAAAGTTCAGCAAGTTTAACATCTCTTCCAGAATTTCAAATAGAGGGAATAGCAATAAACGCAATTACGACAGATAATAATCACAGATTTCTAGCAGAAGAACTTGAATCATCTGCAAATACATTAATAGGAAAACCATTGCTCGTTGATCATTCAAACAAAGTGGAATCAATCAAGGGAAGAGTTACATTTGCAGATTACGACAAAGAAAATAAAAGAATTCCATTCAAAGCAAACGTCAAAGATGAAAAGATAAAAGGCATGATCAAAGACCAATTAATTAATTCAGTCAGTGTCGGTGCAGCAGTCAAGTCAATAGATGAAGAGGAAGGAGTTCTCATACCGAGAGGAATAACATTTAAAGAATTAAGTCTAGTCGCAGTCCCAGCAGATTCTCATGCAACATTCGGAATAGCTCTCAAAGAAGCATACGAAAATGACGAAGATGAAGAGATTATGGATGAGGATAAAGAACCAGAAGAAAAATTAGCAAGATTACACTCTACGTCAATTAAGCCTGAAAAGGCAGTAGATGACTTGAAAGGAGGTAAAGATATGGAAGACAAAGTAACTGAAACAGCAAAAGTAGAAACAAAAGTCGAAACCAAAGTCGAAACCAAAGTTCCAGAAGTCAAAGTAACTGAAACAGACATAGGAGTTAAGGACACAAGAATCGAAGATGCGGTGGCTAAAATAGCTGCATTGGGGAACATGATCAAGAATCTTATAGAGAAGCTTGAAGCAGAAAAGTGCAAACCTAAAACTAAGACTGAAAAAGTCGAACTCGAGGAACCAAAGGAATCAGATTCTAAGTACAAGATCCAATCAGGATTCTTGGAAGGCTGTAGAGGAGCGTCTTTCTCACTAGTTAAATGACAAGTACAAACGAAATGGGAGCAACAGTAGTCTTTGATGGAGGATGTCCAAGGACAATCACATTTAAAGCAATGCTGGATATCTCAGGAGGACAGTTTGTCGTATTCTCGGGAGCAGGAGTAGGAGGATTAGTTAGCTCAGGAGCATCAACATTTTCAGCAGCAGACATATTGGCAGTTCCTTGTTATGCGTCTCTAGGTTCAGCATTGGAACAGATCAACGGAATAGCGTTATATGATGTTGCAAGCGGAACATATGGAGCGGCAGCAACAAGAGGAGCTTATATTGTCAAAGTCGGAGGTTCATTGAGTCCAGGAACATTAGTTGAGGCAATGGGCCCAACAGCAGTTAGAACTATTGGATCAAAAGTAGTTCCAACAGCAGAATTTGCAGGAAATGCAGGAACTGCAACATGTATCCCAGGAGCAACTACAATCGGAAGATGTATAGTTCCAGGAGCATCAGGAACAAATAGTTACGGAGTAGTCTATCTCAATATTTAATGGCATTTTCAAGAATACAAGAATACATTAATACTGGGGATGGCACTGCCGGTACATTATTGATTCCAAAGCTTATCCTACCACCAATGATAGAAGCAGCCGAAAAAGCACTTCTACCAAGAGAGATGGCAGCTTTCGTAAAAACCAACATCCCAGGTTCAAGTTTCTCGGTGAATTTAGAAACACCAGATTCAATGAGCATAGAGGAAGTAGGTGAAGGCGTAGAAGTTATGTTGAGTAAACAAGATTATTCATCTGTAACATTCACACCTGTCAAATACGGAGTAGCTATCAGGATCACTCGTGAAATGATGGAAGACAGTCAATTTGATTTGCTAGAGGCAAATTTGAGGACTGCTGGAAAGAGATTCTCTGAGAATGAAACACAGCTTATCTTATCAGCCCTTGATGGAGCAAATGCAACTACAGCAGGCGGAGTAGCTATAACAATAGCAAACATCGCAGAATCAATGTATGACGTCAGATCAAATGACTACAATGCAACTGATTTCATCTTTGGAGATGAAATATTACAGGATTTGCAGAACATTGATACGTTCGTGGAAGCAGACAAAGCTGGGAATACTCAATTGATGAGCACAGGATTTATAGGTGCAATCTTCGGCATGAAGTGTGCAAGATTTAGTTCAAGCACAAAAGTATGCCCAAGCACAAGTCACCCTAAGTACGGATACATCTTTGATAGAGCCCAGACTTACGGAATTGCAATCAAGAGAGACATCACAGTTGAGAATGTTACATTACCGACCTATGATATGGAAGGTGCAGTAATAACTCAAAGAATAGATGTACAGCTTTTAAGAAGTAAAGCAGTTTCAAGGATAACGACAAGCTAAGAACAAATTTATTTTTATTTTTATTTTTTTATTTTATAGTAAAGGTTAGGCAACCTAAAATGCCAAGTTGAAAGGAGGAAAAAAATATGGTAGAATCAAGTTTAGTAGATGGAATGGGAGCAGAATGCGTCATGAGTAGTGGAACCACTTTTAGTGCATCAAATATAATTAACCCATACTTCCCAGGAAGTATGATAGTTAGTGGATTGAAAACATTGGCTGAAGGAGATCTAAGAAGTGTAGGCATTCAAAATGGGACTGCAGTTTATGGTTATTGTATAAGAACAGGCAGCGTTAATTTTGGAACAACAGCATCAAGCTCAGGATTAATAGAATTTACTCCTAATTTCGCAGATGCAAACTATTACTTAGTAGCATCCCCGAGGGATTACTATGCCAGTTGTGCATGGACAACAATTGGAAGCGTCACGCCTCTATTTGTAAGTGGAACAAGAAGAGCGAGTGGATGCTGGTTATTTGGACCATCGGGCATAATAGCTGACTGGATTGCAGTAGGCAAATAATACCATTTAAATAAAATGGTTAGAGACAATCGTATAAAGACATATACATTCCAACAGGCGGATGTAACTGCAACAAATTCAGCACCAGATTATTTATTGGGAAGTGGAGGCAATTTCCATACATTCACGACTCACGATATAAACGGATTGCTTAAAGGAATTTATGTAGGACCAAATAGCTATTTACCTACAGGAAGTTTATTTCTTCAAATATCAGGGATAGGATTGGAAGTGTGGCAGTTGAAGTCAGGAACAAATACAGGCATGGCAAGCGAGAGTGGAGGATATATTCCACTCGCAATAGCTAGAGATACACAGAATAGATTATTGTCTGGAACAGTACTCGGATCAACTTACGATGTAAGATACACAGAATATCCAATGTTTGGAACATACAAATTAATAGGCAGTGCGATTAGAATAGGAGGCTCTTGTTTGAACATAACAATAGTGTATCAATAAATGGCATTAGACAATATAGGAAGCATAGCAACGCATATAATTGAAAATCTCAACAATGTACCTGCTGGCGTAAGTGGAAACATGATAGAGATTGTAGACATGGCTAGGCAATACGTTGCTAATTATACAGGTCAAGTCATAGGATCAAATGCTATTGCTGATAAATACCAAGGAGCAATTCTAGATTTTGCTAAGGCAGATACAATAGATTTTATTAATGCTCAAGCAGGAGGGGAAGAACTCAAACTAGGTGAATTGTCTATTAGCGAGACAGGCGAAGCATTGAGTGCGCAACAATACAGAATGTTAGGTGAAATGAAACTGAAAAGTCTTGGAATGGCAATGAACTTCGCTAGAGTTATTTGTTAATGGGAGTTTCTAGTAATTTGATAAACGGCTTAAACAGCGTTTTCACAAAAGCAGGAAAACAAATCAGAATCAGGTACTTCAATCAAACAATAGGAACTGGTTCTGTTTATGATGACGATGCAGTATTGACCAAATCAGGCAATGACTTGTGGACAAGTGGAGTTGTATTTCCCCTTTCTAAATCAGCGGACGGATTTCTGATGGAACAGGGATTAATCATGCCAACAGACACAAAACTATTCGTGAACGGAAGTCTATCATTCACAGGAAGTCATCTGGGAGTTCGAATAGGATTAGGCAGTCCAATTAGCGCAGAATACACAATCATAAGTGAAGGAACTCAAGTCTACGAAGCTGAAAGTATTCCAATCTATAAAAAGGTTTATTTAAGGCTTTTACCTTTGGGTTCTTTGATAGGTGAATAATGGTAAGTATAGAGATTAAAAACATCGAAGAATTCAAGAAATTTATGAAAGAGAAACAGGATGTTGTAATAGAAACGATTCCACTCTCAATTAAGAAAGCCACTCTATTCATGCAGAATCAGGTAAAAGAATCAATAGCTAGAGGTACAAATGCACCAGTCGCAGTTGATACAGGACGGTTCTTTAATTCTGTGGATTTTGAACCGACAGGCAAGAATGAAGCAAAAGTATTCTCCGCTTTGAAATATGCGAAGTTCGTTGAATTTGGCACATCCAAGATGAGTGCTAGACCACATTTCAGGAATACAGCATTCAAGGAGAAAGAAAAAGTAAAAGAGGAGATGAATGCAGACCTAAAATCTGCAATTAAGTGATTATATACAAGTTAAATCAATATATTTAAACAAAAGAAATTATGTTAATTGTGTAAACAAGCGAGTTTACATAAGTCAAGCGAGACATGGTAACAAGTACAACATTTATATCGGATATTCTAAGTTTCATTAAGTCAGATCTCACTTCGAACGTGACAGACCCAATAACGAGTTCTAGAGTTTCAGATTCTAAATTTATAATGACAAGTTATCCAAAGAGACTTGCAGTTTATCCACTGATTACAATCAAATTAATGAACCAGGAAGCAAAGAGAGCAGGTATGCAGACAGAAGCTATGGATGTGACAATAAACCTCGAGATTAGAGTCTGGGCTAGAAACCAGAAAGAAAAAGACGACTTAGCAAATACAACATATAAAAGACTAAGAGATATTCAATTCACAGCTACTACTGGAAGCGTGGCAAACAACTTGCACGAATTCAAGTTATTGAGTGCGACAGAAATAGACGAAGAAGGAGATAATCAACCAAAATCAAGAGTGCTTCAAGTTCAATATAAATTTTATGACATATGAGCGACATAGATGAAGGAAAAACAAAGATAGGGGAACTAGAGAACGTTTCCACTTATTTAGATCTATTTACAAGAGAACAATTGTTTAAGTTAAACAGAAAAGAACAAGAAGCAATACTCAAATCTAAAGGAGTGAAACCACTTCCCCATCTTGAAAAAGATAGAGTAGATTTGATAATTAAACATTCATTTGAAAGGAGGTAAAATGACAAGATATATACATGATCAGAATAAGGTTGTATTATTGCATGAGAGCGGAACCTATGCTACTACCAGTGGAAACGGATATTGGATTGGACAAGTTATAGAGCACGAAATAGAGGACAATGAAAACAAAACCATAGATGTTTACATGGGAACAGCATCAAGAAGTTTCAGCACAATCACACCAGGACCAAGAGACGCAAACGGAACACTGACTTATAACATGCAGGATGGGAGAATACCATTCTTCGCAATAGGATCAGTCAATGAAGGCGGAGGCGTAAATGCATATTATCATCTGGCAAACCAGATTAATACTGCAACCTGGTTAAGTCCATTTGTATCTGGAACAGGAATGTTGAGTACACCTATATCATTCACACTTGAGGATTCAAAGCAATCACCAGGCACTGGAAGGAACTTCATAAGAACCATTCGAGGATGCATTCCTAATGAAGTCACAATCACAGCTGCAGAGGGTGAAAAAGTAAAGGTAGAATGTGCGTATGTAGCTCAAAATGTAGCAGTTACATCCGGGAACACGACAACTCTCGTAGAGATAACCACAACACCTTATCTATGGAACAATTGCACATTAACGCTGGGCGGAAGTCCAATAAATACTGCAAAAGAAGTGAGTCTGGTAATCAATAACAATATTGAAGCACCACATTATGTCAACGGATCAAGAGACGTGGCAAATCCATATCCACTTGACAGAGAATTAACATTGAATGTAACTCTCGATTTGGATGGAAATGACGCAGACATGTTGTACAACGAATACTACAAGTCAAATGGAATATTCAATGCGACATTCGACATGAACAGAGACACAACTGGAAGCCAACACATAATTTTCGCATTAAGCGGTTGCAGAATAACAACAATGGAAAATCCAAGCACAATAGAAGGAGCAGTAGAAAGCACAATCGAGATAAGGCCTCAGAACATTATTGGAAGCGCATTCGACAATGTTGCGAAATACAATCCATGGTAACTGAAAGGAGGAAAAAATGCAGAAAGACATAGAAGTGAATGGGAAGAAATTCACAATCAGAGAACTATTAGCTAAAGAGGTAGATGACATCAATTTCGATAACAAGAAAGAAGCATTACAAAAGCAGGTAATGATGTCAACGGGAATTAGTTTGAGCGATTATGAAAATCTTACATTGAGGGAAAGACTCGCGATATTCAAAGCAATCAACGAAGTAAACGGAATAGAGGATTTTCAAAATCCAGCCAAATAGATAACAGACTCAAGATTTGCGAGTATTTTGGCTGGACACTTAACTATGTGGATAATCTCACATTGAGACAATTGAATCAAATAGCGATGTATATAAACAAGATGGCGAGAGCTAGGAAAAAGAAATAATGGCTGAAACAGAGGTACAAATTTTAATAAAGGCGATAGACGAAGCGTCAAGTGTATTGGAGAAAGTCAAGAAGAATGTAGAAGGAAGCGAAAAGAAAATTAAAACCCAGACTGAAAAAACAACAAAGGCATTCAATAGTCAAATGGACAGTTTGATTGCAATTGGAAACGCAGCAAATGCAGTAGACAATATATTCTCATCTTATCATAATTTACAACTTAGGCTTGAAAATGCAACTGAGAGAGTCACAGGGGCTCAAGATAGATTAAGAAACGCACAATATAATCTTTCTAAAGTACAAAGAGATACAACTTCTACATCCGAAGATTTGGCGCAAGCACAAAGAGAAGTAGATAGTGCGACACGTGCAGTTACAATTTCTCAAAACAATTTAGCCAGAGCAAACAATATGGCATTAGGTACATACATTTCTATGGGTGTTCAAGCATTAAGTTTGATTAAATCATTGCCCCTGTTAATTAAGGGAATCCAGGGAGTTACTGCTGCAAGCATGGCTTTTGTATTGACACCGATTGGAGCAGCAATAACAGGAATCGCAGTAGCAATTGTAGCGATAACTTCTGCAGTCAATGCAAATAAAAAGGCGATGGAAGAAGCCGCGAAAGCAACTCAGGATTATCAAGATGCTTTAAACCAAGTTTTCGGAAGAGCGAAAGAGAGACCTCAAATATTGATGGAAACCCAGATAGCAGAGAAAAAACTGCAATTGGCACAGCTCGAACAAGGATTACAAGCAGCCAAGGAAGGCAGGGGCCCAAAGATGCCAGGTGGAACATACAATAAAATCCAGCAATTAAGAGACGACATAGCTATTCTGGAAGAGAAATATAATATAGAATATAGATTGAAAGCAGATTTAGAATCAAAGAAACAGGCGCTCGATAAAACATCCACAGATACAATATTGGCAGATGCAGCAAAAATACAGAATGATTATTTATTCAAATTGGAACAGAATAAAAAAGCTCACATGACAATGGTAGAAAAGCAGAATATAGCTGCCTCAGATGCAAGTAAGATAATGGTGGCAAAAATCATGGGATACCTTCAGCAAATTCCAAAGAACATTTATACATATCATAACATTGTTACTGTATATTCAACTTCCAAAAGTTCAGGTTCAACAACTAAATCAACAACAACAAAAACAACCAAAAAATGACAACTTACGAAAATGAGGACGCAATCAGTGAAATTATAAAGAACCTAAATAAGATTCCCAAAGAAGTGACTACTCAACAAATACCAGAAGAAATGAGTGAGAAAATAGCCCAACAGATACTCAAAGAACTGAAGAGGAAGATAGCAATTTGACAATATATTCTACAGTTACAATAGGCGGAAGCACAATAACTGATTTAAAAAGATTCAAGATAGACAAAGGAATCAATGAATCCAATAGTTCAAGCAGTTTCCACGGAGAATTGGGCAATGTTTATGGCAGAAACAAAGACAAATTCAATATAGGAGATGAAATAGTGATTTATGCTGACAAAGACATAAATCCCCCAACTACAAAAATATTCACAGGCATTCTCGAGGAATTGAATTATAATGGGTATGGGATAAACGAAAATCTCGACATATACGGAAGAGATTACACTGCCAGATTGATGGATAGGGTGGTAGAACCTGAAGTCTATAATAATATGACAATTGGAAGTGTAGTGCAGGATATAGTGGCTAAATACACTGAAGACATAACAACAGGGAGTGTTGAATTATCAGAGTACACAATAGGTCGAAAGGTGTTCGCAAATATATCAGTATATGATGCAATAGATGAACTTGCAGATTTGGCAAATTATCATTTCTTTGTGGATACAGAAAAGAATCTTAACTTCAAACCAAAATCTCAAGTTTCAAGTAATCAGACATTCAATAATTCCAATACACTGAATGCTAATTTCACAACACAGAGGGATTCAATGTTCAATCAAATATGGGTTTATGGAGATAAATATTTAGATGGATTCAAAGAGAATTTTACAGCTGGAAGTCCGGTAGGAGGAAGTGTGTTCACATTATTATACAAACCATCAAATACTATAGTCACAGTAAGTGGAGTACTTATTCAACCTGGTGGGATTTTTGAGATGGTTATGGATCCAAGTGGAATAAAATATCTTGTGGATTATGATGACAAACAAATAATCTTTACATCAGGAACAAATTGCGGAAACAACGTCCCAGGTTCTACTAACCCAGTCACAGTAGAATATCTCAGGCAATTGACAGTTCTCAAAGCTATAGATGATTACGGAAGCCAAACACAATACAAGAAAAGGGTCAAGGTGATAGTAGACAAGACTATTAAGGATCCAACTGCCGCGGAAGAATTGGCAAGTGCAGAATTGGCTAAGTTTTCGCAACCACTAATAGAAGGAAACATACAACTAATGGGTGTAATGAATTTAATACCAGGACAAACATGTGTAGTCGACTTCCCGAATCATGACATAAATAACAAAGAATATGATATAGTCAGTGTTAAGTACGACTTTAGTCCTGAAACCATGCAGACAGAGAAAATATTGAATTTAAAAGTTAATAGAAAAATTGCTGACTTGACTGACACGATTAAAGACATACTTCTCAGAATCAAGAAAAACGAATCAAGTGACATCGCTGTTCCAGAGGAAATAACAAGAATGCAGTATACAACAGGAAGTTTCGGGATAAAAACCGAATGGGTTAGAGTTAGTTCAGGAACAACAACATTCTTTGCAGATTGGATGGGAAGTTATGTGGAAACCTTCAATACAAACGATTTTAAATCCTCGGCAACTGCTGATTGGAACACAACATCCAATTATTTGAGGTGGTACTAATGTTAACAAAAAGAGTTTATTCAAGTACGAAGAAAATCTACATTTATGGAAGTGGAACCCTAATCGCATTTTTAACATTATTAATGAGTTTGAGTGCTTATGGAGTAAATGTAACAACAAGCGGAGACATTGCATGCGCGGATTGCGAGAGTTACTTCAATATTTCATTAAAGGATTATTCTCTATGCATGGGAGGCACATTCAAAGGAGTGTACTTCGATGACGAAAAAGCAGTTACAAATATGCAGATTTACAAAGCAGATACGAGATATAGTTCAACCAATCCAAACAGATGGAAACCTTATAATTTCACAGCAAATAAATGCCTTGAGAAAAATAAAACCTATGAGTTCAAAGTGAATGGGACAAAACCTTATAATCAATCAGTCAAATGGAGTCTTGACTTGGCTGGGAAGGATTTGGATCCTAAATGGGATGCAATAAATACAGATTCAATCTTTTCTAAACTAATTTTCAACGAAGCAAGTCTCACATACGGAACAGCAATTTATGAAATAAACAATCCATTTGATAAGAATATATCTACTCCAACTTATAATTTCTTGTTATTTAAAGGTGCAAACGTAACAAACCACGAATTCTGGATTAATTATACAAATGTCGAAATAAAACCAATCTATCAAAGTAGAATTGTACAAAAGGATGTGACTATTTTAAGCAACATAACTGGTAAAAATGAGGTAGTTCAAATCAATGAAACAATAACATTCCAGAATGGAAGCAATACCATTTTAAGCGAAGGATGGAAGAAAACTACAGTTATTCCGCCAGGAACTCATAAAATAATGCTGAAAGCTTATTGGAAGGCACGTTTAGGAGAGCAGTCAATCGATTGGCAACCACGAATCGAGATAAGCAAGGATTTATTGAACACTCAAAACGATGTGGAATTCACGCAATCAAAATGGGCATGGTGGGATGCAAACTGGCTTAAAAAGAAGCAAATAACAAACCTCACGACAGACTATATAATTCTTAATGTATCTTATAACGCCAATATGAATGCAAACTTTTCAGACTTAAGATTTACAAATTTAGCAGAAGCAATAGAAATGAAATACTGGATTGAAAGCAAGATTGATTCTGCGAGTGCAATGGTCAGAGTAAATATAACAGGACAATCCTCAATCTATATGTATTATAAGAATGCAGGAGCATCAACAACCTCAAGCATATCAGGATTGTATGGATCAAATCTTGATGCGATGTATGATTTTGAACAGGCAAGTGCAGGAGCATTAACTGATATGGCGACAGGAAATAATAACGGAACAAATAATGGAGCAACAAAAGTAAATG